ATTCTGCCCAACAGATACTTTTCCGTTGACGCTGCACAGCAGGAACCAACGATCAGTCGCAAATGTGCCAGTCGCGCTTGTGGTGGTCGTCGCAGAATTGCGCTGATCTACAAGCATGTTCCCATTGATGATTTTGTTTACATACTGGTAGTTTGTCGTTGTAGCTGAACTTGTCGTGACGGCATAAATTTCAGTGCCATCGGAATAGATGATCGTATTGACGCCCTTTGCCACCACAACGCCGACAGAAGAACCCGAAGACGTCTTGAAGGTAGTCGTGTAAGGACCGCCTGTGGCATCTGTTGCGCTGTTAAGGATCAACCACTGACCACCAACGCCAGAGGGAATGGTGTAGACCAAATTAACGCTTTGAGTGCCCGCGATCCTAATGGTGAGTGGGATGTAGCTATAGGTGTCCAAAATGCCGGAAGTAAGAGTCCGCGAGCCGCTGGACGCCGAAAATAGGATGTAGCCACCAAATGCTTTGTCGATGTAGTCCCAATCAGAATTGACAGGATCATCCCATGTGCCGGGAGAGTCGCCACGAGCAGGCTTGTTGAGGTTCTTGTTGGCGGTATAGGTGGAACTCATCGCTCGGCCCTCAATTGTGTTGGTTGGCGATAGCCAATGCGCGGGTGATCGCCTCGTCTGGCTGATTCAGCAGCGGTTCAGTGGCTTTGCCATGACCCTTTTTAGCACGTTCCGCAGCGGCTACCAGCATATCACCTGTTAGAACGCCGATTGCGCGGCCTCCAGAGGCCCTGTGGATGCGTCCACCAGCAGCGCGCTGTGTCTGGTCGCGTCCCGCCTCAACACCAGCCCCACTGCGCGCCAGAACCGTTGATGTCTTTTCAAGGAAGGATCTGGCGTTTGGATCGGAAGCTGCGAGGCGAGCGAGTTCGGCGGACTTTGAAGGGTCCATTGCCAGTTCAAGCGTCTTAGCCGCGATCTTCGCTTCTTTTATGTTGTAGAGCTTGCCAAGGCCAGCACCGGCCAGAGCAGTCATAATGGCAGCAGGATTTGCCGCCCAAAGCTGGGGCTGCAAAATGGTTTCACCAAGCCCTAACGCAGCACCAGCAAATCCGCCCTTGATCGAAGGAGACAGAAAGCCGCTTGCGCCACCAGAAGGAGCGCGCAACTGTTGGATGTTGCGGTTAAGGTTTTCTTGCAAAATCCGCCCGATCAATGGATCAGCTTGCTCACCCATCATAAACCGAAATCGAGCCATCTTGTCGCCGCCCTGTGGGCCGGTGAACATTTTGAATGCAGCATCTGCATTCTTTTCAAGTTCCTGACGATAGGCTCCCGCAAGGCCATACGCAGCGCTGGCCTTTTGCTCATCATTCAATCTGTTGAAAGCTTGTTCAATGGTCCTGCGGTTGGTTGGGTTCCCCTCTTTCAGGTACTTCATCCCCAACTCAACGGCATTGGTCGCACCCGCCGCTTCCGCCGCAGCACCGCGAACTTCCCCGTATTCAGAAACGGCATTATCCAAAGTACTTTTGAGGCGATTGTTTATGGATGTGTAGTTGCGGACATCAGACGCAGTCGTAGGACCGGGGACACCCCGTTTGAGCGAATAGATTTGATCGTCCAGTTCCCGCTTCACGGAATCCCAAAACGATAAGGGCATGCCTTGAGGGTTTGTTGTCCAGCCCTGTTTGGTCTTGACCATCCCAAGAGTGCGCGGATCGCCACCTTGGAGGAAAGTAGTATTTGCCACCCTGTCCAAAATGTTGCTGCCCTGCTGCAATGAGCGAGCAATTGTTGTCAATTCGGTGCCGCCAATTTGCTGGGCTTCAGGCGATGACATGACACGCTGATAATTTTCATTGTTCATTTCGCGAGCAGCATTGCGCAACCGATCCCTCTCATCAAAGGGATTTACCGGGTTGTTTTCACCAAATACCCGATCAATGTGCCGCTGGACATTCTCGTGCGCCGTTCCTCTGGCCTCTTTTGCCGCTCCAGTAAAAGAGCCGCTTGCCTTTTCGGGGGCCTTCTCTGCGGCCTGCTGAATGGCTAAACGGGTCTTGTCTCCCGCAGCGGCGGCTATAGGAACCTCGCCGGATGCAAGCGCTTCTGGAGTTGCGCGTTGCGTCCCTCTTGAAATATCGGAACCCATAGTTGAGGCAAGACGTTTGGAAGCCGCAGCCTCTGGGGCAATAGCGCCCTCAAAAGGTTTGGCAATGCCAGACAAGCTCTTTGCCCCTAAAGCATAACCGGGAATAGAAGCCCCAATCTTTAATGCTGTCTCAAGCGCACCACCTTGTGATGGTGTACCCTTCAAAACATCTTCGACACCCTGCGTTGCCAGACCCGCGCCCGCAGAGCCCGCTATCTTTGTGCCTATGCCACCCGGCCCTGCCAAAGCACCCGGCAAAAATTCAGCAGCGGTTTTTGCATAACGGCTTGGAGCATATTGCGGCTGATAGTCCATAAATTCTTTTGCGCCGGGGATAACAGATTGAGCCTTTTTGATCATTGTCTCGGATGTCGGGAGAACAGGTTCTGCTCCAACATCATATCCAGCTTTGCGGATTCCGTAGCGAGCAAGCGTTTCAACGTCGCCCGGCAAACCAGTCAGGCCAACAGCGCCCCGGCTAAGGCCCGCCCCCGTGGAACGAGCGATGTCCTCCCCAAAACCGATAGTTGGCTTGGCTTTGGGGGAAACCAACGCATTTAGTTCGTCCACTGACATGCCTTCGCCAGCAGGGCGTCTCTCTCCAGACGGCGAACCTTCTTTTTTAGGCGGGGACGAACTTGGCCCAACAAGAAGGCTGTTCAACTCGTCAACCGTCATTCCTGAATTTTCAGCCATCTTTGCCTCGCTCAGTTCAGGAAGTACTTGGAAACATCAACGCCATACTTTTTGTTAATAAGTTCTGGCGTGATCTTTGATTGGAGATCCTTATCTTTCCCTTGCCCGACAAGATAGTTGACGAGGGCTTCACCATTTTGAGTTTTGGTAAGGAGCAGATCCTTGATCGCCATCTTTTCAAGATTGAACTGACGGTCAATATCAGGATGCTGCGCGCGATATGCTTCTGAAGCTCTTTGAGCAACCGGAACAGGTTTCCCTTCAGAGTATTTCAGCGCGTAAGAGGATTCATGCTGAAGACGCATGTTGTCCGTATAAGCGGATGCCAATATCTCCGCAGCAGCTTCCTTCGTCATGTCGCGATTTGCAATACTGGTTGCAACCTTGTCCAAGGCGCTCACAGCGCGCTGATCAAGGCCAAGCGTTCTGGCTTGAGTTAAGAGAGCCTGCGCCTTGTCGGCAAGCTGCACATCAGTGAGACCTTGAGGCGCAAGTTTGTAGTCCGAAAGACCCATGCGATCCAAAGCAGCATCAACATTCTTCACCAGTGAAGTTTGCAGGGAAGCAAGAGCGCCCGGAGTAATTTGCTCACCCGCTGCCAAGTTAGAAAGCGGCAACGAAAGTGCGTTCAAAGAAGGCTTCAGTTCTTTAGCGCCTTGTGCAGCTTTCCTTGCATCAAGAAGAGCAGCCTCATTCGCTGTAGTGCGGCGAGTCCTATCGGGACCATAATCAATTCGCTCGATGTCACGAGCTTCTTGATCGGCAATGTTTGAACCAACCCCCCGAGGCTGGAGGGTGTTGGGGTTTGTCACATCAATTGCCGAGATTGGGGCAGGCTCAATTTCGGGTTTAGCCGCAGCAGGAGGCCCGCCAACTTCCGAAGTTTTTGTGCCAGTTTCAACGCCCGTTTGCATGGGCTTGCGGTCAGCAGAAGATTCGCGCCCCTGCCCCGGCAAAATCTTTTCCAAATAGTAATCGGCCATTTTGGAGCCGGTTGGAGAAGGACTTCCCAAATCGCGCCATTCGGATTTCGAGAGCCACTTGCCGTTCACATTGATCCATGTTGCTCCATTGGCGTCAACAAAGATCGCCTTTCGAGCGGAATCCAACGCGATACCCGGCGTTGCGGCATTCACGCGATTAAGATCAGCCTGTCGCGTCTCTTCTTCACCATAAGCTTTCGCACCTGCACCAAGGCCCTGCAACGCAGCGGCCCACGGCGATATGCTCTTGGAACTTGCCATAGCCCCAAGGCCTTGAAGAACGGGAAGGATAATCCCCTTGTTGCGGTCGAAGAAGCCGGGCTCCTGACCGCCCGCCACGCCCTTGCCTTCGCCAGAGCGACCAACATCGCGAGAAGGTCTAGGAGGACCACCCTGATCTTCGCCCATGCCCAGATGGGCAAACACGTTTTGAACGTAGTTTGGATCACCGCCGCCGTTATAGGCACGGAGGGCTTTCGCTACTTGTGCCGAATCAGACCAATCTTTCACGCCAGCAGATGTCCCGCGCCCAGCAAGATAATCTGCGCCAAAATTGATAGCAGTGCGAGGATCGCGCAACTGATCTGGCTCTACAGGCGAAACACCAAATCCGGGGTCTCTTGCTGTAGACGGCATGACTTGCGCAATGCCAATTTCCCCAGCCTTACCAGTGGCCTGCGGGTTAAGCCTAGATTCCTGCATATCCTTAGCTACAAGGTAATGAGCAGGAATGCCGGTGCGTTGAGCCGCCTCTTGATAATAGGGGCGGTACTCTTCTGGCACCTTTGCCATGATTGCATGATCTGCATCGCCGCCTTCATAAAAATGTTGGCGGGGAACAACGCCGCCGTCCTTCAGGAAGAACTTGCCGATTTCCATGATGGTCTTTGCCATCTGCGCACCCTTCGCAAGGTCGCCGCCAAGACCACCACCACCAGATCCGCCGCCACCGCTGCCGGGGGCCTTCAGTTCGGGGGTCTTTTGCTTGTCCTCTTCCTCCAAGGTGTCATCGATGTATCCCTCGCTGGTGTCGCGAGCCGAATACGGGTTCACCGTGCCGCCACCGATATAGCCGTGGCGGGGCATGATGCCGCCGCCTTCAGCTTTGAACAGGTCAGCAAATTTACCAAGCAAGCCCGGTTCGGTCGATGTCATCTCCGATGCATCAGGCCTTGCCATAGGCGTAGGAGCCCCAGATGTTGGCGCAGCAGTGCTGGTCGTGGGGATATCCCCCTTCAGTTCTGCGGTCTTCTCTGCGGAATCGCGCAAGCCCATCTTTGCGCCAGCGCGCTCGGTGAGGCCCTTTCCGGTAAGGCCCTTCGTAGCCTCGTCAGCAAGGCCGAAGCCCTTGGACAAAGTTGCAAAGTCACCGGGAGCCTGCTTGGGAGGCGCACCAGCCGTCACCAGCTTCGCAACATGAAGCTGCTGCTGCGGGACAATCCCACTAGGCCCATGAGGCGCAGCGCCGGGAGCCTGCCCGTAAGGACCAGCGCCGCCCATAGGGGACTGGAAGCTGCGCATCTGCGCGAGGATAGCGCTGAGATCAGTGGGGTCTACACGCCCGTCCGTGGCGTAACCGCCGCGCTCGAATGCGCCGGGCTCATAGACAGCCCCACCCATCGAGTTGGGGTCCAGACCGCCTCCGTAGGCCTTCTTGACGCCATCGTTGGTTTTAAAGCCGCCTCGATTAGAGAAGAACCCGCGAGGCTGGGTGCTGGTCGTCGTAGAACCAGACAGCGATCCTGTGCCCATCGCAATGTTCGCAAGGAACTGTGCGATCTGGAACGGATATCCGCGCTCCTGAAGGAACTGCTGGTACTTGGCCGTATCGCCCGCTTGCTGGGTCTGCTGCGCAAGAGTACCGGCCCCGATCTGAGCCTGCGCCATCTGTGCGCGGCGGGCGAGATCCGATGCGACAACGCCCTGCTGCCCTTGGGCCGTCTGGACGGCCTGCTGGTAGCCTTGCGAATATAGGGGTGCAATAGCCTGCGAGGTTGCAAGACCCTGCTGCCCGGCCAATACAGCCCGATCAAGGCCCGCTCTTGAGTTGCCAAAAGCCCCGGTCTTCGCCATTTGCGCCTGCTGCTGGGCGCGCTGCTGCCCCTGCTGCTGTTGAAGCGCCTTCATGGTGGGATCGACAACAGCCTGCGTAAACGGATTCTGATAATACCCAATCTGCTGCTGGGTAAGCGGGCCAACATCTTTTCCCGCAAGTGCGTTGATGCCCTGAATACCGGCCTGCTGTGTTTCGTTCAGACCAGCAACAAATTCACCGCCATACTGTTGAAACGGCTGTTTGGCGACATCTTCTGCACGAGCGTTGACAGCGTTGTACCGCGCCAAAATTTCGGGCGGGATAGATACTGTCTGCGAAGAAGTGCTTGATTTTCCGCCACCCATTTCAACTACTCCGCAGCCGTCCGGTAAGCGCCTGTTTTGGCATTATACAGGAAAAATGCGCCACTGGGTCTACCAAATTGACGCTCGTAAAGACGGACTTTGGCTTCCGTCCGATGGTTCGACAAGACCCCGATAATCAGCGGCATCTCCAACGTATCGGCTGTCTTTTTAGAGAACTCGCACAAACGGCGAGCCCTCCCCCCTTTGGCGCTGCGGTAGTCGGGATGGATGAAAATCGCTTTTTCCTCCAGAACCGGCGTATCTGAATACCACATTGTTCCAATCCTGAGAAGAACCGCCCCTTCAATGGGGCCGTTGTCATCTTCGATGATCCCAACCAAGCCATTGTCTAGGTTAAGCGCGGGCCAAATATCGGCCAAAAGCTTTTTTGGATTTGGATTAACAAATCCATTTTCGTCGCAAGCCTTCATGGCAAGTTCCATCATTGGATGGACATCTGCCGCAGTCCCGATTCTGACGCCGAAGTTCTCTGTCATTTTCAGTTCTTCTTTGGACCGGGGAGGTTGCGCAAAGTTTGAACCGTCTTGGCTCGCATTTTATTCACGAAGGAATCTAATTCCTTGTGTCCCCGATCAATGTTCCCGCCCCCGATCCGGGTAACATCATCCGGGTGAATTACATACTCACCGCCAGCAGCTACGATGGGCACTGGCGAGTCAAGTTGACCGCCATCCGCCTTCTGTGGAATGCCCAACTGAGCATCAGCACCCGGCATTCCAGAAATGCCCGGAACCGGCGTGAAGATTGTATTGGCAACCTTGAACCCCGCCTCCGTATTCCCTTCGCCCATTGCAGAAATGATGTCTGCTGGGATGACATAGGAACCCGAGTGAACGTGCATAGGCAAGTGGTCGGTTCGGCCAGCTACAGGGCTTCGGATAGGGCCGACATGCACTTTCTCCATTGAGATGCTAGGAGTGTTGCCAAAGAAAGAACCGCCGCCAGCTTTGCCTGTGCGAGACTTCGCAAGAGCTATTGCCACGGCCTGCTTCTGCGGGCGTCCGCTATGCACCAACTCGCTGACGTTGGCGCTGATCGTTTTTTGTGAGGAACCCTTTTTCAGTGGCATGGCATCCTCATGTGTTAGGGGTATAACTGACGCAAAAGTTCATCCCTGCGTCGGTTTTGAGAACTAGACCACTATTATACGGCAACGCGACGGTTTGATAGGGTATGAACGATGCTACATTTGAGGGTTGCGATGCGTAAATTAGGTTTGATGGAGAAATGCCAGAGGTTGTCGCTGAATCGTAAATGTAAACTTTGCCCTCACCCGCAAAAACTGGAATAGATATGCTAAAAAGCCTTCCAGAACCCGCAACAATTGCTGTAGTGGTCGAAGCGGCAATAGTTGCACTGATGATTGAAGGAAAATTTATTATTATGGACTTGTTGACGGCTACTACGAGAGCCGCCAAATTTGTGCAGATGCAAGGCAAATCAGCCTCAATTGCCTTAAACGTCTGGTTCAAGCCATTGATGGCGACTACGCCGTTCTTTTGAGTAGTGAGAATATCAGAGAGGCTGGCGCTCATAGGAACTTCCCATCTTGTTGAACACGGTAGCGGATATTACCAAGCCTCCACCAAGCGTTGATGTCCGTATCGGTATCGGAAATTTCGATGGCGACGAGACGGCCTCTAAATCTGGGTGTCAGATAAGTAGAAATGCTGGTCATAACGTAGGGGCCGTATGATGTAACTGGTCCATTGGGATAGCTGGAAACGTGAAAAGTGATGTTCACGTTAGCATTTTGGTCCCCCCCAAAATATCCCCATTTCATATCGGGCCATATCTGGTCAACAAACATCAAGACATCTGCCTCACTCAAAGCAAAATAGCCTGTTTGGAATGAAGACCGCATTACAGCGCCATCAGCATTAGGTGATGTCTCGTGCTGGAACAGGTATTGGTTCAGGCCAGCACCAATGGGAGGGCCAAGAACGGATTCGTTGATCCAAGCCGAACGCGCTACATAAGGATTGCCCTTTGCTGCATCGTTTGCGCCGTAATCCCATTGATCAAGAACGAAATTGTATTTCACATAAGCGGAGTTCTCGCCGCCATTGCCATTGGTTGGGTAATACCATGTAATTTCCCCAAACCGCGAGTTTGGAGCGACCCTGATCCGGTCAAGATTGTTCGTGTCCAAATCTTGAAAAATAACATCCCAAACTGGACACCTTATAGGTTCAACGCCATTGCCAGACAGTCGGTAGAACTGGCTTGGCCCCATCCAATAGACAACGCCATTGACAGACGTAGCTGCCTTTCGACCTATCAAGCCGCAGCCGGTGCCAACTTCACTGAACTGATAGACATAGGGCGGCCCAACGTACTGCATGGCCCAGCAACCAAGATCGGTCCAAATCAGACCCTGTTGCGGCCCCTGAATGCACTGGATGATGCGCGATCCTTTGGGGATGCGATACGAACCAGCCTGATTGATGATTGTTGGAATCCAAGAATTGTAATCCTCAACATCGCACCAACGAATTAGCAGCGGGTCTTTGATACCATTGAAGGTGCTGCCCCACGCGATAATCTGGCGCTGCGGCATGGCAACAAAGATACCTTCGTTGACTGGCGGCGCTTCTGCAATGACAGAAGCTAAAGCATTTCCGGTTATCGGAGACCATTCATATACAGGCCCGTCTAATGGGCAGGATAAAAGGATTTCGCCCCAATTGTCTAAAGTCCAATCAACGGCATTGATGGGGGTGCCTGTAGGATAGGTGGGTGTCGCACCAGATATAGTTCCGCCGTACCCAGATGTAGGGGAACCAGTACCACCGTATCCCCTAATGCCATATCCATACCCAGCAGATGGTGGTGTCTGACCTTTGTAATACAAATAATAGGCTAATCCGCCATTTTCATAAGCGGAAGCAGTTGATGATGCAGAGATTTTTGCTTGTATGATAAATTGCCGAGAAATCTCACGAGCAGCCGTGCTATTTGAGGCAAGAATTTTTTGCGTGACCGTGTAATTTCCAGAGAGTGTTATACCGCCCACAGTTGTAGCAACATCGGCAAGAATGGGAAAAATATCACCAACTTCATATCCATGATCGTCAAGCGTCACAAGTACATTGTTAGTGTTGGCTGTTGTGGTGAAATATGGGACATGCGCGATGTTTTTGACGGTAGCCGGGCCAGCAAGAGCTGCGGTCGTTGAACTTAAAAACGTGACACTGCTAGTGGTATCCGTAACGGCACCAGAAGTTACAACTGTCCATGTCCCATTGTATCCAGTAGCACCGCCCGTCATTCCGCTAACGACAACTTGAGTTCCGGCTGGAAAAATATATGAACCATCGTAGGTAAGCGTAGCCTGCGTTCCGTTTCCATTGGCCTCTGTGATCGTTGCTGGCAAACGCGCCAAATCGGGATTGCCCGCAGCATTAAGGGCATAAATGCTGTAAGCATCAGGGTCATTGCCGGGGTTGTAGCACTGGTATTGCCCAAAAATAACAATTCCGCCGATGCTGATTTGCGTATGAATATCAACGACATCGTTGCTAGTGATGCCACGGCCCGTATCAGTAATTACAACTTGATTGCTTTCAAAAGATGTTGAGGGGCCGCTTGGTGCTACGATGCTGGCATTGTTAACAATAATGGTTTTCGGGGTTATGTCGCCGGGTGCGCTGGGGCTTCCGGGCGTCACAACCATGATGACTTGCAGCGCATCACCACCGCCGCTGGCGATTCCTTCAGCCCCAACAGCCAAATAGGAAACGCTATTGCTATCCTGCCACGCTAAAAGTGCGCGGACGATAGAGCCCATCGTTGTGCTGACAAATTTCGTCCAGCCGCCAAGTTTTTGGACAATCCCGCCCAGCGTTCTATCTGGGATGAATCGAATAAGCTGGCTCTCAGAAATGGCCGCTTCATTGAGAGTGGGCGTTTTATTCTGATCAACGCCGGGAATAAGCTTAAGGGAGCTATGCGGCATGACCTACCCCCGTGTCGGGGTTGCGGTGGTGGATTGGGACTGTGAAGACCAAGCTGAAGCCTCAAACTTCTTGCGGTTCTCTTCAGACATCGCACCCCTCAGAAGGGCCTGATACTGCGCCTCATAGGTAACTGCCATTTGCGGGTCGTCACTGGCGCGTCCAAAGTTGCGCTGATACGCGCTAATGTACACCATCGAAGCCATGATCATAAGATCAGGAAGGTTAAGGCTGATGAAGGTGGTAGTGTTCGAAGACGACAAGCTCGCTGGGCGATAAGTTCCAACCAATTCAATGGTATAGCTCTGATCGGGGTACGGGCCAACCAAGAACGTGTAGTCGTCAAATGGCACCCAATACTGAGGGAGCCCGCGATTTGCTACCGCACCAGACCCGTAAACCGCATCCAAAAATTCCTTTGTCGTCGGAAGCAATGGAACTCGGTCTGCCGTATCTGCGCTAGTCGATGTCTTGTTTCCTGTGATGCTGGTAGACGCGACGGTCTGCGATGTGCCAACAGTGTACGTGCCAACACCACCAGAGCCAGTGCCAAGCGACACCACCGTTGTGCCGGGAGTGATGCCAAGCCCAGAGATCACCATTGCAGTGACAATCGTGCCAGATGTTATGGCTGTCACAGTCAGGGTAGTACCGGATATGGAACCAGTGAAAGCGGCGGTCAGCGCCAAAACATTGATCTGTTCAGGAACAACCAATGTCCCGCCGGGGAAAGTACTCGCGTTCACATTAATCGAACGGCTTCCCGCAGTCATATTGTATGATGTCGTCGCGACCGATGTAAAAAGAAAGTCAAGATCACGATACATGCGGTTTTCGGCATATGTGATCATTTGCGGCAAAATTATTTGAAAAGCAGGGTCAGTCGAAGGGACGACCGCCATTGTGGCTATCTGTTCGACATACTGCGAGTAAGTAAGGCCGGTGGTCATGTCGGAAACTCCAAGACGCTGCGACTATACCACCGCCAAATCATTTACGCCATACTGGTCGCCTTTTCCTTAACCTCTGCAACACGGCGGCTCCAACCTTTGCCAAACGCGCCAAAGGTAGGGAGGCGCTGAAGGAACTCCAGCCGCATGTCACAGAGAGCATCGACCATCTGTTCTGGGTTGCAAGCAGCAATAGCCTCAAGAGATTTAGGGCCAATGGCCCCATCTGCCACCACACCGGCAATCTCTTGAAGGTACTTTGCAGCCCGGCCCACGCCAGAATTTACTGCCAAGTCATAGGCAGCATAATCCACTCCAGCCGGAAGCTGATCGCCTTTGAGTTTGTCCCAGTACATCGCCTTATAGAACGGCTTGATTTCATCCCGTGTCAGGCCACGCATTTCGGTCTCAGTCACGCTGCGGTTGAGGTAGGATTCCCATGCCCGCTGTGTCACGCCCATGTTGGTGCGCCCGCCCGGATCTCTGGGATCGTTGACGTAACCACCCTCATGGACCAAAACCATGTCAAAGCTCTTGTCCCAATTCTCTTTCATTTTCCGTCCTTCATCGTGAGAGCGTCAGTCTTTTGCTTCGATCCGGCGCTGGAGCCGTAATAGAACTGGACAACACCCGTCCATGAAGTGCTGAGAGAGCCCAGCATCATCAAAAGAACCTCTGTTCCAGTCTGCGGAATGCCAAATACCATAAGCCAGATCAACGCGCCAAAGAACCCAAACGTAATGAAGTAGGCCAGAATCTTGGGTGTCCAGTCTTTGGTTTCACGCTGCATCTGCCGGGCACTGTCACGATCTCCTGCGGCAATCCGCTCAAGATCAATGTCCAGTTCCTTCATGTGTGCTTTGAAATCAGCGTCAATCTTCTTCAAAGCAACAAGCTGGTCGGGTGAAGCGGACGACATTGCCGCCTTCACATCGTCCTCAGAGCCATTTTCATGGCCCAACAAGACATTTGAGAGGGTTTTGACGGCAATGCCAGCCAATGGCCCGCCAAGCGCAGTGGCAATGGTGGGGGCAACTTGACCAAGTAGAGGCCCAAATTGATCAAGTAAGCTCATTTGCCCTTCTCCAAAAGAGTGATCCGCTTGTCCAGCGCGGCAACCATTTGAGCAGTGTCAAAACGAATTGCGGCTCGGGCGGCGGCGGCGTCAGCAACCATGTCCATGCGGCTCTTCTCAATGGCAGACATTGAGCGTTCACGGTCAAGCGTCATGGCGGCGCGGGCAAGTGCGCTTTCCTTTTCAACTTTGCCGATCTGATCGCTTAGTTGCTCGCGAATCTGCGCCATGTCGATGGTTGTACCCTGTGGGGGAATTGCTTTGTTGTCAGAGTTAACAACGACTGCGATCTTCGACTTTAGCTGAATGATCTCATTGTTGGCGCTGGAAAGGGCGCTCATCAAATAAACGACGCAAGAGAACAGGATTGGGATACCGGCAAACGTGATCTTTTCCACCAACGCACCTTTGCTGGCACTTGCAGCCATTTCAAGAGCGATCTTTTCCTGCTTCTCTTCGGTGGTGGTCATTTGTCAGCCTTCCCATCCAGTTTGTCATAGATGCGCTGAAACATTGTCTCGATGTGGTCCATGCGCTTGTCCAGATCATCCTTTCTGACGTAGTTTACTGGCAAATCAACTTCAATTCTATGAAGGTCTTCCTTTAGCGCCTGCACGGCCTCCCATAATATCCGGGCAAACCAGCCGGAGACGGCGAGAATGGCCCCGAAGACCATATTGATCGTTGACTGATCCACGGGGCCAAACCTCATCACTCTGCCGCTATTGCGGGCCGGGTTGCATACGCGCCAAACAGGCGGGCGAACTGACTAGTCGAATATGCCAGATATTCGTCGTTTAGGCGAGCCAGTGTTTCGCCCCAGAACGTCTCCCAAAGGTGTACGCCATAGGCATTGGCAAGATCAGCGCCATCGCCAGTCTCGTCAAAGATCGCCTGATTGTCCCAATGAAAGGGGATGAAAGACGTATATGGCTCCACGCAAATCAAGTGTGGGAACTCTTTTGCCAAGTCGGCGGCAAGCACAACGGAGTGGTCAGCCCACTTCTCGCTGATTCGGTCGGCCATACGCGCCAGCCAAATGTCGATGAACTCATGTCTGGGCGGGCAAATGATGACCGCATTGGCGATGGAATCCACCGTGTCTGGCGCGTCATACCCCATTACGATCTTGTCGCTCATAAGAGGCGCCAGAGATTTGGTGAGGACCAGATCATTGTCCAAATAGATGCCGCCATGCTCATGCAGGGTCCGCAGGCGGAAAACATCGGACTGGTAGTGCCGATATTTCAGTTCCATGCCACAGATCGTCTTGGGCGCAGACACATGCTTGATCGTGACATATGGCCGGATGGCTTCCCAATTTGGATTGCCAACCGGCTCATCATCGCACCACATGATGATTTCATCTGGCTTCTGAACATTCGCCGCCGCTCTGACAGCCAGATAGTTCGTGTAGCTGTAGGGCCGTGAACCTTCGCCGCCAAAATAGATGAAATGGACAACATTAGGCGGGTTCTGGATGCCCTTGAAGAATCTCAGGTTGGCTTTCAGGCGCTCATCATACGGTTCCCGATCAACTGCAATCTGGCCTTGCATGATGGCAATGTCTTTCAGGCCAAGATTCCACGCCGAGATTGCGGCCAAGTCGTGCGCCTGATAGCCCCAAACTGCTGGGTCACAGGTGTAGACGGCTTCCCGGTCTGTGATTCGCAGCGCCCGCATGGAGTAGGCGAAGCACTCTTCCCAACGCTGCTGACGGTAACACAAAAGTGCCAACTCGCACCACGGCTCGCGAGTGTCGGGAGCCTCAGATGCCGCCATCTGGAACGCCCTTTCGGCCTCACCAGCGTTGCCAAGTTCGCTGTAGCAGCGGCCCATCACCCTGTAGGCGTAGCACCGCTCGTTCATCCATGTGGCGCGGGGCAGGTCCAGATAGCTCTTGCAGGCGTCAATGGCGTCCTGCCACCGGGCATGGAAACTCAACTCGCGGGCGTAGTAGAAGGCGTTGCGCGGGCACTGGGGGTCTTCCTTTACAGAAAGCTCCAGAAGGTCCATGTACTGCCCCCGGCTCTTGGTCGGGTCTGGCTTGTGGACGGCAAGCAGCATGTCTGTCTGCGCCCAGACTTCCGTGATCCGCCCGTCAGGGATTGGGTATTCGTGGCAGGGGTGATGCCACATATAGCCGTGCTTGGCATGAATTTTCTCGTAATAGAAGTTGATGCCGCAGCCCCAATCAAACATGTAGCGCAGTCTGGTCGTCTCGCCTTTGACCCATACACGTTCAATCTCCTCACGCCAGCCGGGCTGAAGAACCTCATCAATGTCGAGACTGATGCAGACATCCATATCGCGCGGGACGAGCGCCAAAGCCGCATTTCTGGCAGTGTCAAAGCGCCACGGGCTGATGCTGATGTGGTGGACAACCGCGCCATGCCTTTCAGCCTCTTCCGGTAGCCCGTCAGTGCTGCCAGTATCCGCGATCAGGATCATGTCGGCTTCTTTGGCAGATTCGCAAAACCGCTGAACGAAGTGCGCCTCATTCTTGCTGATTGCATAGACGCAGATTTTGAGCTTTGACGTTTCGTTTGGCATGAGACCCCCCTCTTTGCCACGGTGAAGATTACGCTGCGGGTGCGATGGTTAGTTCGCCAGCAGCTACAAGCGCCATGATATTTTGATAGTCCGTATTGCCTTCATTGATTGGAACCAAAGATGGGATTCCATCAATCTCGCATCTAATGTTAACGGCGTTGCCGTTGAACCCATTAACATACTGAGCATTGGTGTACATGCTTATAGCTCCGCAGAAAATGATAGATAAGTTGTTGCATCATTCTTAGCAAGAAGAACACCCGGTTGCCCAGCCGTAGCCCCGCTAACAGTGAAGAATGCAAGCATACCATTTTGGCCTGTATAATTTAGCAGAAGGGCACTGACGTCGAAGAAGAGTCCGCCTCCGGCAGGACCAAACGTCGAGAGAATTCCAGCATATGAAAGTGTTGGGACCGATCTCATGGTTACAGGAAACTGAATCCAAGCACCAAATTGGGTGCTGTCGTTGTAGTAACCGTTTGCAAATCCACCAAATGGATCATCAGCAACAGCCTTATAATAGTATCGTTGGCACTGAGATAATTGGTCGCTGTAAATTTGCACTTCATAGGGCGTTGGCTTTGTACCAATTTCCAATTGAACCAATCCAAGCGTTCCAGTGCT